ATCAGTATACATTGCAGGATTCAGAAGCTTGGCAGCATCCTTAGCAGAAAGTCTTATGTAGACCATGCTAGAAGCACCAGTACCTCTATCTTTGATAGACAGAGTGCCGTCTTCATTAGCTTGCAAATCTCCCCAACCCAGGTCATAAAGAGAAGAGCCAGCAGAGGTTTCCAACTCACGGAGAAGCTTCGCTAGGGCTAGACGATCAGCAAACTTAGCAATATGCCGCGGCTTGTCTAGATCAGCAGTGAGGCCTGTGTCAATGTTACGGAATCCAGTAGCATCAAACACAAATGCACGACCAGCTCCGCTGACGCCGTACATAGCAGTAGTTGTCTCAGAACCGTAGAAATTAGCCGTAATAAACTGGTACTTGCTCGAGTAGCGCTCAAGAGTAGGAGCTAGCGGAACAGAGTTCTTGATGGTCTGAGTAACGCCCTCGATGACAGCAGTCGTGTTGCCTAGGTTGATCTCTTCCCAGCCCTTGACTAGGGCAGTGCCGGAATCGTCGTCTAGCAGAACCTGCATATCCCTGGCACGGTACAATACACCTGCAGAGCCCTCAGTGACTGCCTGAGACGGCGCAACGGCGTACAGCACTCCATTTAGCCAGTGAAGACCGCAAGCTCCTGGAAGGGCACCTATGCGGTTTCTGAGGACAGTGGCGTAAGCTCTACGCTTGGCAAAGTTAGCAGTTGGGTCGTAGATGTCTACGTTAATGTCTTTGAAACTGGTGACTAGGCCAGACACTACGTGAGTGCCGCCTAGGTTAATCTTAACTAGAGTGATGGCATTGCGAAGTAGCTCTTCGTTGACGCAAGCTATGACAAAGGAAGTGCTAGAAATGACTTCCACCACTGTGCCTAGGAATACGTTGCGGTAGCCATCAGGGTCCGGAGCTAGCGAGTAAATCGGAGCTTCTACGCGGAGTAGGTCTACAACAGCAGCACCAGCAGTTCTGGTACCAATGAATTGGTCGGATAGGTGTTCGAGCAGTGATTCGAGCAGCACGACGTTACCTAGCAGTTCTTCTTGGGTAGCGACGTCGTCGCCAACAACCAAGCCGTGCGGGTAACTGGTGTTGATCACTCTGTAAGAAGTAACGTCAGCCTCGGTCCGAGCATCGTAGGGCTCGTATCCGTCAATACGGGACATGCCATCAACGGTAGTACGCTCGTAGTTTAGGCAGTCAATCAGGCTTCCAGGCTGTGCCGCGGGCTTAGGTGTGGACAAGTCCAGACCCAAGTTCATGGTCAACAGCATCGGGTACAGGCCTTCTTCAGCCGCCATAGTATACACTCTCAGCAAAGCGAGGAGCAACAGACAGGTCTCTGTCCATGTACGTCATCATCTTCATGTAGTTCCTGTTAGCTTGCTGCCACAGGCCGTTATCTTTGTCGTAGTTTGCGTAGCTAGCAACAGCTTTCCAGTAAATTGCCTGGTGAAACTTAGGTGCTAGACCGCGCGGTGTATCAGAATAAGCAGTCAGTACTTGCGGAAGCAGGTTAGCGTAGGCTGAGATGACTGCGTTATCTTTCAGATTAGGGTAGAAGTGCACGAAGCCTTCAGGGCTTACAGTGTACTGTCTCGGGCGACCGTATTCATTCTTCAGATCAAAGTGCCAGTTCTTCCACGGCACGTACTTAATCGGAAACTCAGAGCCGTCGATCAGCAGATTAACATCTTTCTTAACCAGAGCATCAATGCGGGAATCGATCTCACTGACTACGTAGCCAGGGCCGACTGAGATTCTAAAGCTTTGTGGATCCGGAGCAAGTGTATCCTCGACGAATTCCATGTTAGCTAGGACGACGGACAGGTCCTGATCTTCTGTCACGTCTAAAAATAGTTCACCGGTACCCAGAGTAGAGTCACCAGTGATGAAGTAGCCTTCGTCAACAACCGGAATAACGATGTTGCCGTTGAAGTATTGGTTACCTGCAAAACCAGCCCCCGCAGGATCGAGGGCTGATTTAACACGAATTCTCGGACGCAGCGTGTTGACCACAGCTACATTCGAAAAGAACCACTCTTTATTATCTGCCTGGATATCCTGCCAAGCCAAAGACACCCACGACTTGAATCTGTCGTACATCTTTGACCCATTAGGGTTAGCAAAGTCAGCCGAAGTCAGCGGATCTAGCTCTACTCCCGCTTCCTTAACAGCCTCGTTTACCAATTCCAGATAGTTCATAAAGTCTCCTTAATTAAGCGTTAGCTAGTTTAACGTCATTCTCTGCAGCGTGGCTGATCAGGTCATCCATATCCAACTTCAGGAAGCCTTCTTTCTTAGCCTCTAGCAACTCAGCGTGGCTAGGCCAACGACCGAACAGTTCTCTGAACTTCATGCGAGGACGCATTGCCGCTTCCTTACCTCGTTCAAAGCCAGGTCTCGGATCCGGGCCTGGGTTCATTGCAATAACTTGGAACGGATAGCACATGACTTTCTTGTATTCCCACGCATCTGCACCATTCGGGCCCGCGTTAGGATTCTGCACCAGGCGTTCTTCAACAGAGTCGTTTAGAACACCAACCACTTTGATCGGAACATCGCACTCAACGCCTCGCGGCACTGTCACGTTGTAACCATTGGCACCGATATACACAGGGTTGTTAGTAGCGCCAGGCATAGGGTCGCGGTGAATCGTGATGCGAGCCCAGCCAGGTTTCGGTCCTGTGCTGTTGTCATCCACAATCAGGGCCATGTCACGAGCTTGTCGCTTGGCCTTAATCATCTTGATGATATCTTCTTTTGATGCGTCTTTAGGCAGCGAAATACGATAAATAGAAGCGTACTTACGGGCCTGTTGGATTGTCATATCGTCGAAATCAACATCGACATTTTCATTTTCTTGGGACATTCTTGTCATCTCCTTTAAGGGGTCGGAGCCCTATTACTAGAGCCCCGACATTATTACAACACTTCAGCTATTAAGCCTTACCAGCAGTACCAGCAAAGTCAACGTTAGAAGCAGTGACACCATACTCATAGAAACGCTTGAGGTTGGAACCGTCAACCGCAGTCTTCTGAGCACGCTGGAACGTAATCGACACGACTTTAGCAGCGGTCGAAGCAGTCGGAGCAGCCAGCGTACCAGCGGACTGAACGTTGTCGATCAGAACCGGTGGCGGATAGACAGCGATCAGCTTAACGAAACCAGCCAGACCAGCAATGGTGGCAGCCGAGCTGTTCACGCCAATGCACTGACCAGCAGCATTAAAGCCAGCGTACATCGTAGTAGCAGTCAAGGAAATATCCTTGTGCAGTTTCCAGTCCGCAGCAGCGGCCAGGTTACCATACTCGGAGATTTCAGCCAGACGGGCCGGATTGGAACCAGATGTCAGAGCTTTGTGGTTCAGGAAGGCGATGGCACTGTTAGTAGTACCAGCCACTTTTTCCACGACACCCAGACCATCGCCATTTTCGCCACGCAGGTTGGCAAGAATAGCAACGTTAAGGGTGGAACCGCCGTTGGCGACGTCTGTGTAAACCACACCAGCCGGAACGGTTACAGAAACCGACTCTTGACCAGAGCCGATGGGACCGGCTTTATTGCCGTCCAAAAACACTTTCGAATAAAAAGCCATTTAAATTATCTCCTTATAGCCTAGATTAGGTCAGCGAACGAGCAGCAGCTTCGATGCGGACGCCCCAAGCTTCGTTGAGACGGGTAACAACGTACCACATCTTCCAGCTCATGAAACCACGCTGGCCTAGCGGATCTTCGTAGCTATCGCCCATCTTCGGGTTCTTGACGGCCATTTGAGCCGACTCGTAACCTTTAAGAGCAGTGACGCCGAAGAAGTCTTGACCAACAACCACAACCGGGAACACGTCCAGCGCGCCGTTGCGGTTCGCACCGACAACACGATCGTGCTATCCAGCAAACGATCACCTGGGCCGATTGAGTTAGCGCGAACGATGGTCTGGGGAATTGGCATGTGTGCCCGTCCAGTTAACAGCGGAAAACCCATGCTTGTTGCGGTAAATAACTAAGATAAACGCGGCGACCGCGCACCTTGCCTTTTGTCGGAATCGGATAAGTCATGCGCGGTTGCCACTTATATGACAAAGTAGGACTATGGCGATCTTTAACAAAACCCGTAAAGCAGCGATAAGCCCAGCGCCTAGCGTGGCAGCTGCGGTTGCTGGCGGTTACACAAGTAACGCGCAAGGCGTAAGCATGATTGGCCAGTATTACAGTTACCAAGAAGGCGAAGCGCGCAACCGCGCTATAAGCGTGCCAACGATCAACCGTGCTCGAGATTTGATGGCATCGGTTATTGGCTCAATGCCGTTAAAAATGTACAACGAAATGTGGAACGGCGATGACATGGAGAAGGTTTATATTGCTCCACGTTCATGGATACGCCGACCAGACCCAACTGTCAGTTACCAATTTTTAATGTCGTGGACACTTGATGACTTGATGTTCTTTGGTCGCGCGTTCTGGTACATCACCTCGCGCACCGCTGACGGATATCCTGCGACGTTTACTCGACTGCCAGCAGGCTCAATTACCACGACCGACATGGTTGGCCCTGTGTGGTTTGCCCCGTCTAAAGAAGTGTATTTCAACGGTGGCATGCTTGACCCAACAAACCTTGTGCAATTCCTGTCGCCAGCGCAAGGCATGATCTACTCTGCACCAGGCGCAATAGAAACCGCGCTCAAACTTGAAGCAGCGCGCAATCGCAACGCATCGTCAAGCATCCCTGCCGGCGTACTTAAGCAAACTGGCGGCGAGCCACTTAGCGCGCAAGAACTTGCTGATTTGGCTAGCGCGTTTAATGCTGCGCGATCAACAAACCAAACCGCTGCGCTTAACGAGTATTTGACATACACGGAAACAAACAGCACACCTGACAAGATGCTGTTAATTGAAGCGTCGCAGTACCAAGCTCTCGAATGCTCCAGGCTCGCAAATACGCCCCCATACCTTGTCGGAGTCGCAACTGGCGCTTACTCATACCAGTCATCACAGCAAGCACGCGCTGACCTGTACTTGTTCGGCGTCAAACTGTATGCCGACGCGATCGCTAGCGCGCTGTCAATGGACAACGTGCTACCACGCGGAACATATGTCGAGTTTGATGCCGATGAATACCTAGAAGAAAACTTTATGGCCGACAGCATGGACGACCGTGAAGAAGTAGTTGTAAGAGAAAACACTCAAGAGGAGTTAGCACGATGATTAAATTAATTGCAGGAGATTTTACGATTGACGCCGCAAAGGGTGACGCCCCACGCCGCACCATTTCGGGAACCGCTGTTCCGTACAACGTGCCGGCAGTAGTTTCGGACGGTACAGCCGTGATCTTCCGTCCTGGCTCGTTGCCAGTTGAAGGCAAAGCGCCACGCCTGTTCATGTATCACCAAGCCGATATGCCAGTCGGCATCGTGCTGGAAAGAGTGTCAACGGATGAGGCGATGCTGTTTACTGCCAAAATCAGCGCAACGACCCTAGGCAATGACGCTTTGGTTATGGCCTTAGACGGCACCATTGACCAAGTATCGGTCGGCGTAAACCCAACCAAGTTTTCGTATGACGAAGAAGGCACAATGATCATTGAGTCAGCCGACTGGATGGAATTATCCCTAGTTCCGATCGGCGCTTTTGGCGATGCCGCAAACATCACCAAAGTCGCAGCGAGTATCCACCAAGAGCCCGAAGAAGTAGTGTTAAATGAAGAAGTAACCCCAGTAGAGGAGAAACCAGAAATGTCCGAAATCAACGAAACCGCAGTCGAGGCAACCATCCCTACTGCACCAATTTACGCACAGGCCAAGCGCAAGTTTGATTTGCCAACACCAGGCGAATACCTTGCAGCAATGCACATTGGCGGAGAAACTTTCCGCAACGTGGCAGCAGCCGCACGCGAGTTCGCAATCTCAAAGCAGTCAGCACTTCAAGCAGCTGCGGGCGATGTACTTACCACGGACACACCTGGTCTTTTGCCAGTACCAGTCCTTGGGCCAGTATTTGATGACTTGAACTACATCCGTCCAGTAGTGACCGCAGTTGGCGCTCGCGCAATGCCAGACGGCGGACAATCAAAAACATGGATTCGCCCAACTTGGACGACCCACACGTCGGTAGGTTCACAGTCACCTGAACTTTCAGGAGTGTCAGCAACCACGCCAGTAATTGCATCAAATGTTGTTACAAAGTCAACGCTTGCCGGTCAAGTTACTTTGTCGGTACAGGACATTGATTTTACTAGCCCTGCAGCAATGGAAATCATCTTGCGAGACCTCGCAGGCCAATACATGTTGCAATCAGATGCAGTCGCATGTAACGCAATTCTTGCTGGCGACACAGCATCAGGTTCAACTTGGACAGTTACTGCAAACGACCCAACATCGTTGATCGCAGCGTTGTATGACGCAGCAACCGACATTCTCACCGCAACCAACTTCCTGCCTGACCACATTTTTGTCAGTCCAGACGTGTGGAAAAAATTGGGAAGTCAGTTGGACGCAGACAAGCGACCAATTTTTCCATACACGGGCGCAGCAGGACTTATGGGCGTAAACGGAATGGGCACGGCAAACGTGACACAAATGAACACGTTTAACCCATTGGGCTTGAACTTGGTCGTTGACCGCGCATTTGCCGATAACACCATGGTTGTAGCACGTGGATCTGCGATAGAATTCTACGAGCAAGTTCGTGGAATCATGTCGGTAGAAGTACCTGCAACCTTGGGTCGCACATTCTCCTACTACGGCTACGTCTCAACCTTTATCGCAGACGGCGATCAGGTTAAGTCAATCGCAATCGCCTAGTCGAGAGCGGAGCATCCGCTCATGGCAACATACACGGTTACCAACAAGTACCTAATTGATGACTTCGCCGTACTGCAACTCCTGACCCCCAGCGAGATTGCAGTCGGCCAGTCAATTACGGTTGCAGGCGTTGACGCCACATTTAACGGCACTTACAGCGTGCGCGCATTGCCACAGTATTTGTTCATTGGCGTTGATACGGAAGGCGACCTGCTTTACGACTATCAAATGCCAGTTGCCGATCAGGTGCTTTACGCCAAGACCGCTAACAATGTTGAGCGCACGGCCGCGTCTGGGACGGTGTCGTATGACCCTGTTTGCACGTGGGTCTCAGCGTCACAAGTAGCTACGTACTTAGGTATCAATATTCCCAACCCATCGGACGATTACACGTTGCTCACGCAATCGGTGTCAGCTGGTAATCAGTTCTGTTATCGCAGGCGTCAGGAGTCTTCGTATATCGACTCCCTAACGACCTCACCAGGCGGTGACGTCACATTGGGCACCCTGATGTATTGCGCCGCTCTGTGGCGCTCTAGGGGCTCAATAGAGGCAACCTACGCCACGTTTGACGGCATGGGCTCGGCACCACAGCAAAGCCTGACCCCGATCGTCAAGCAGCTGCTTGGCATTCCACGTCCAGCGGTTGCCTGATGTCGTACACAGACCTGTTTAACGAAGCGATTGATGACGTCACAGCGACGCTTACCGCGGTCTCTGGTCTGCGCGTTGTAAACGACCCGACCAAACTTGCACCTAATTGCGTGTACTTGGATGCGCCAAACTTTACGACTATTGCAGGCAACGGCAACGTGGTGCGCCTCGAGTTTCCTGTGAAAGTGATCGGCTCGGGCCCAGCAGGTCTGCCGGTACTGCGTCAGATTCTTAGCATCGCTGCAACCGTGCTTGGCTCAAAGATCATCGTGATGGGTGGCCGTCCGTCAAGCCTTGAGATCGGTGGCGCGTTGTATCCGTGCTATGACCTTGATTGCGCTATCCAAGCCCAGACTTCGTAATCCACAACTAAGCAACACAAATCATCTACTATCAGAACATAACCTAAGGAGCATTTATGGCCAGTAGCACTTACCTCTCGAACCCAGTCCTCACAATTAACAGCGTTGATCTGACCGACATGTGCAGCGCAGCAACATTGACCTATTTGGTTGAAGCGCTTGAAGACACCGCGTTCGGCACTAACTCACGCAGTTACACCGCTGGCCTTGTCAACAACGAAGTGACCTTGACGATGTACGCGTCGTTTGCAGCAACCGAAACTTACGCAACGTTGTTTCCATTGGTTGGCACTAAGACCAACATCACCTTGACCCCAGCGTCAGGTGCAGAGTCAGCAACTAACCCGAAGTTTATTTTGACTGGTTGCTACCTTGAGTCGTTGCCAGTTATTAACGCATCCCTTGGCGAGTTGTCAACCTATGACATTACGTTCATGGGTGGCGCGCTGACGCTTGACGTAACCGCACCATAATTACGGCTCCAAGCCGACATAGGAGAAACATGAAGATCAAGTTGCAGTTAAAGCGTACGCCCGACAGCGCACCCGAGTATTACTACACAAACCTGTTTGTGGTTACGGAATGGGAACGCCTTGAGCGTCGCAACATTCAACAGCTCTCGGCAAACCCGTTGTATTCGGATTACGCCTGTTGGATGCATACGATCTTAAAGATCAAAGGCGAACAAGTTGGTGACAACTGGCGCGAATGGTTAAGCAAAAACCCTGACATCGACATTCTGCCGGTACTGGACGAGACAGACCCAAACCCTACGGACGCGGCACCTACCGCCGCCAACTAGCAGA